TCGGCTACTTCCTCGGGCGTGTAACGGCCTTGAGTGATTCGCGGATCGAGCATTCGCGTTGCCTTGCTGATGACTCGCGCTCTCAGCATCTCAGCGGGGAATTTTGCCCAACCGCTGCCAGCTTTCGCGGGGAGTAATCCGGCCAGCTTCGCGTCGTCTGAGGTGAAAGCCACGCGGACCTTCTTCACGCCCTTCGAGAAGTCGGCGATGGCGGCGACTGCGTCGAACTGAATCCAGTCGATGTCCCAACCGGCGGTCATCAGGCCAGAGAGCATGCTCTCCGATTTCATGGTGATGTTGCCGTTGATCAAGTGGTTCTCGCGCTTCCAGCTCAGCGGAGTCATCCGGCTGGCGATGCATTCCAAAGCTAGGACATAGCCCTGCTCTGGTTTGACACATCCGAACATTCCTGAATGTGCGATCCAGTCGCCCATCGTTTTTACCGCGTCCATCGGACTGTCGATCCTGTCATAGAAGTCAGGACTAGACGGTTGCGTTGTCGCTAATTGGTTGCTGCTCATTTGTATTCTCTTGTTGTTTCTTTGTTTTTCTTGCGTATGGGTTCACTGCTCCGGTTGTCGCTCGACTCGTTAGAATCGCGGCGATGTCGGACTCGGTGAACAAGATTCGTCGGCCAATTCTCCTATGCTGGACGCCATCATGGCGCACGATTCGCCGTAGCGTTTCGGTGCATATCTGGAGCATCTTTGCTGTGTCTTTGGCGGTAAAAACTTTCACTTGAAAAAAATCGACAGCGTTCGGGTGTTAACTTGGGGAACCACTGAGTAAACCCGTAAGAGCATCTCGCTCCTCTCTATTCCCGAACGCTGAAAAGGGGCTGCAATCAGGTGTTCAGTCACGGGCGAAAATCCACTAACGCCCTGTCGCGATTTCCCTTCGCGCTCTAAGTCTGATTGCAGAAAATTGGTCATTGTTGCGGACGTAGCCTCGCAGTTGTCTCAAGTCGTTGCAAGAGGATATTGAAAAACTTTTCGACCGAGGCGTTCTTCGATCCTCTGAAGGTAGGCCACCTGCTCCGGTGTTCCGTTTACGCCGCTGCCGTTGAGGAACGTGATACGTTGATCCATCAGGTGGTCCTTGCGCCGCTGCCATTCCTTGTCTGACTCGCCATCGTGGCGATAGATTGTGTACGGACCATGATGGAGTTCCAAAGTGTACTGCTCAGCGTTCGGATTGATGGTCGTTTTCTCTGGCTTCGGACCAAAGCCTTCCCATGCGCTGTCGTCGCTGTCGCCACCGGATTCCAATTGCTCCATGATTTTATTGTTCGAAGCCTCAATTTCATTGAGACGCTTCGATATCTTCTCAAGAAATTTTGCGAGCTTGTCGAATTTTTCGGCGGTAACGAATTGCTGGTTTGTTTCCATAGTTGTCAGGGTTTACAGGTTTCCGAAAATTTCCTTCAGGTCTGCGGTCAGATCATTCGCCGAAGAGCTTTCTGGTTCAGCCTGAGGTTCGCTATCAACCTTGCTGTCATCGCCCCTTTTACCTTTGGTTCGCTTTGCAGCCTTCCTCTTCAGGCTTTCAACATCATCCTCCAGCCTCCGCACGGTAGACCTCAAAACCGCCAACTGACGCTCGAACGCACGATGCTCACGGATGATCGATAGCTCGCTCGTCTCCGCATCGCTCGGTCGGAATTCGCAGCCCTTCCACTGCCGCTCAATCTTGTCGAACACCAGCACCCGACACTTCGGATGGCGCATGCTGTTGAACGCCCGTATCGCCGCCGCCAAGTCGCAACCCATCTCCTGTCCGATGTAGGCCAGAACTTCCGACTTACTCGGGTCCAGATCGTGCCGCTTTGGTGGCATCTGGCTGAACATCGTTCTTGGTGTTTTTCCTGATGGTAAATAGCTCATAACGAACTCTAGTCTGCGGTTCATACCGACCCTTGTCAAGGCCCAGTAGTTAGATTTCTATTTTCTCGGTTAGATTCAACTCTTCCACGGTTAGCTACACGCACTATCTATTTCACTAAAATGAAACCCCCCTTGGGATTAAAAACCCAAGGAGGGGTGGTTTCATCCCGAAAACGGTATGCTTGCTCCCCGCCTTTGAGGGCGGTGCCGCAACCGTTCGGGATGAAAAAGATGAAGATGCGTCGCTCAATCGCTCGACTTGAATGCCGCGCAAACGCTCTAAACGACGCGCTGATGCGTTTTGATTGCTGGATGGTGTGATGACAGCGGACATGGGTTTTGATGCGCTAGAATCGAATCGGTCGGACGACCTAGTTTTGACTGCGGATTGGTGGCCGACGGGACATCTAACTTTCTACGCGGTGAAAAGTTCGACTAACCTTTTGATTTTTCGCTCGAACGCTCCGGCACCGGATACACATCGTAGTCCTCCGACAATTCGACCGGGACGACCCGAATCCGCCCTTGCGTGTATTCGCCGGGATTTAGTTCACGCGCCGCACGTTCGGCATCCTTGCGCGAGGAGAATTCGACCGTGCGGTAGCTGACGACCTTCTCCTTCATGTCGGACCAGCCAATCGCGCCGGATAGCTGGACCTTATAGATCGGTTTCGCGAAGAGGTTGCGGCTCATAACGTCTCCAGATCAGGTGTACCGGGGCAGAGCTTGTCGCCGTCCTCGCGTTCGATGATGAGTTCAAGGATCTGCGTGCCATCCTTCGCGATCAGCGAGCAGATATGTTTGTTGTCGTCGTAAATCGAGAGCGCTTTCGCGCCGGATTCTTGCTCCTCGCCGGTTAGGATTGCGTTGAACAGATCGACGATGGTCTGGGCGTTCTGTTTGGATTGGATGGTTAGTTTCATTTCTTTGCTGTTGTTTGACTGGTTTCGAGAGAGGAAAGTTTTCGCATGACGCGACGACCGTAGGCGCGGGAAGAGGACCGCTTGAGGGCTTTTGGCCCACCTTGCCAGATCCTTGCGAGCGATTCGTCGGAGAGATGTTTGCCGTAATGGCTTAGGTATGCGTTGGCGATGAACGTCGCGACGGCGCGATTTGTTACCTGAGCGTGCGCGTAATGCGTCCCCATGATGCGATTCACATCGCGTACAAGAATCGGCTTGATCTGGAGCGCGCCAAGTTCGCCGTGTTTGCCACGGGCATGATCGTTTCCGTGGGATTCGATTTGAATCAGGGCCGAAAGAAGCAATGGATGCATGATTTGATGCGCGGATGCGTGATTTTTATGCGATTTGATGCGCGGGGGATGTTTTAGCCGGTCGATTGCGGATTGTCTCGCATAACCGTACGAACCACACGACCGCCGAATCGTTTGACCAGTCGATGCGCGTCGCGCTTGGCGTTTCGACCTTGGAACGTGTACTCGCTTCGACCGTAAAATGCCGTCCAGTAAACTTTCACGGTTGTCCTTTCGCCTTCCTGATGATGGCGCGAGCAAAGTCTAGATCCTCGTCGTCGGCCATCGGATGCGCGAGACGTTCGAGGGCGGAGAGAAGATCGGGGGCGGATTCAATCAGAATGGCGTTTGGCTTGCCGTGGGTATTGTCGATTACTTGCACGATGATATGTCCATTGGAATCCATGATTTCCCATCCGGTGTACAAGCCCAATGTCCGCTTCCAAGGTCCGTCGCTTGGATATTTAAGGTAATGTCTTGGCATAATTTTATTCTTTGTTTTGAGGTTCAATCTGTCGTTCGTAGTCTTTCCAATCTTTCAATACTTTGTGGCCTACAGGAATTGCTTTCGCAATCTTGCGCGTCAGGAAAAGAAGGCGCTGATATTTGCCTTCCTCGCGTGCGTGGGCAGCATAGGCGCTCAGGTAAAGTTCGCGATAGGTTGGCTGTTTGGTTTTCATGCGTTGGTGACGGTGTATTCAGACGCGAAACGAAGACCTTCGGCGCGGCCTGATTCGGAACCGCCAAGGACGACAGCCTCGCACGCGGAATCCGATAGCTGGCGCGAATAGGCGTTCCAATGTTCGCGCGCGTCGCAATGGGGGATGCCGCAATCACGGTTCAGGATTTGCGCGAAGGATGAATAAAAGTCGTCGCGAACGGATTCGACCGCATCTTCCATTTCGATAGCGCGGAGCAATTGCGCGTCCATGCGGGATAATTCCATGCGCGGGAGCAGGATTTCGACGGCATAGTCTGTAGCGTCCGCCCATATGCTGCTGTACGCGTTGGTTTTGAGCCACAGGGAGCCGTCGTCGAAAAGGTGATAAACGGACGAATCGGGATTGCCGATACCGCCGCCGGGGCGAATGGATTCGGATAGGTTGTCCGCGAATGGCGGGAGTTCCTCGATTAAGTCTTGCTCGTCAGGCGTGAGCCAAAGGAAATTGTCATTGAGGTAATGCTGGCGCACATAGGCAAGCGCGGACTGCGGGAGGTTGTCCGCGTGGAATGATTGCAGGATCGTGTCGCGAGCAATGATGCGTTCAAGGATGGGGATTAGCTTTGGATTCATGATTCGGATTTGGTTTGAGGAAGGACTTATAGCCTACCCTGTCGCAGCACGCTTTTCGGCATGATGCGCGGAGGGTGGGTCATTTAGTCGAGACTTGACCAGAGGGCGGAGCCGCGAAGGCCGGAATAGTGAACCTCATAGCGCGGAGGATTGGTAACGCCTACTTCGCGCCACAGGTCCAGTTGCTGGCGCGCATAGGCGACGGCGTCCGATTCGGTTTTTGACCAGTGGTCCAATAGCGGTTTTGAGCCGCTCGCGAGACTTGTTTTCATGACGTAATATTTCATGGATGCGCGGGGATAGATTAAGCGGTGAAGATATGCGCCATTGAACCGTCAGGGAGCGAGCCGCTTACGAAAGCGCGGTTCCAAAAGTTAGTCTCGCGGGGCGTGCCTTTCGATTCGTCTTCGTCAAGAAAACGAGTCACAAGCGCGAGAACTGCCGCGCGGTGAACCGCTTCACCGCTTAAACCGTAGTCCAGTGGAATGGTGATTGAACCGCGAGCGCACTTTGCTTTGATGCGGGAACCTTTTGAATCGGTAGCTGACAGGAATTTGGTTTGTATAGATTGCATGGTGTTTTATTCGTTGGGTTTAGGGTTTAGGGTTTAGGGTTTAGAAAGTACAGCAGCCGCAGCATGGTGCGTCTTCACAGCGACCGCGTGCATTGCGCGTGCCTGTCCATCCTGAAGATAGTTTGACGCAGACTAGGTCGGAGTTTTCCGGCACGCGTCCGGTGCACGCATTGCAGTCTATGCGCCAAGCGCGGCCGCGTTTAGAGACGGTTCCTAGGCCTGAAGGCACGTATTCGTGACATTGGATGCATTGGCCTGAGTATCGGTTGATCATTGGGTGCTTTGGTTTGGGTGCTTTGGATTGGATGCTGTAGAGTGAAAGGAAGAGCCAACGCGTGGCTCTTCGCGTTCAACCGACAACAAAACCGCTTGTGTCTGATTTTGCTTTGCCCTTGGCGGTAAGGCCGACGACTACACCCTTGGGGTCAAGGAACCGCAGGTCGTTTTCGTCGCCATTAATGACCGGAAAACCTTGCCAATGTGTCGGCAGCACTTTGCTGCGGAAAACGACCGCCACATTACCGCCACGTTTGAGAATTGAGATGCAGTCGTTTTCGTTCGTTTCGGAGCGCGAAAATGTGAGGGAATAATTGGACGGGAGTTTTCCATCTAGGAAGAGATTCATTCTGAAATAATTTTTAGTATAATCGTAAAACTGTACTTTATTAAACGCTTGGATGACTGAGTATCGCTCCCAATTAATGTCGGAAGTACCGTTTAAACGCACCGTTGGTATTGCTTTGGTTTTAAGGCAATTGCTTACAAGTTTTGATACGTTAAGTTTTAAGTTTTCAACGAAAGCGTGCTTGTCGGAAACGAAAAGTTTCGTCTTGGCGATTCGCGCCTTTTGGACGCTAGTAAATGCGCCACGGCCGGCAGAGTAAAGACAAGCGGTTCGGCATGCTGGCGACGCGAAAAGACAGACATTGATGACGTTGGAAACGGAAGCAGGCGCAAGGTATAGGATTCCGGTGCGGTAGCCTTTAGACTGTCCTTTGACGGTTTTGGCGTTGGTGTCGATGGATAGGAGGTTTTTCATTGGTTCAATGGTTTGGTGTGAAACCGAGTGTCGTTTCTAGATATGCTTGGAAGATGACCAAGGCGATGATTGCAGCTGCAATGATGATTCGTTTTAGGGTGATGCGTTTCATGGGTTCAAAAGTATTCGAACGACAGGCCGATATCGGTGAGCTTAGGCAGACCAGCTTTGGAACGAATCGAGTGAGCTTGCTTTAAGAGCTTCTCGACTTGCTTCAAGTCACCGGACTTTGCTGCGCTTTCCGCTTGAATCAGGACTTGCCGAACGGCTTGCTTTTCTTTCATGGGTTCAGACTAGGTGACGGGGCGGAAAGAGTCAAAGAAAAAAACAAATTAATTTTTAAAGCGGGGCGAAAGGGGCGGATTCATTGGGGAAAACGGGGGGAAATAAATTCTAGGAAAGCGACTGGGGAAGGGGAAATGAAGGGGGAAAACTCGCCTTGCGAAAGAGTACCTAGGCTTGCAAGGTACTTGGCATGAAAGGGAAGCAATGGGAAAAGGCGAAGTCGCTTTACTTGGCAGGGAAGTCATGGAAAGCAATTTCAAACGAAACGGGAATAGTTCAGTCAACTCTGCAATCCAAGGCTTCACGGGATGATTGGACGAAGTTCAGGAAGGGAATGCGTGACATAGTTTCTACTAAAGAAACCCAATCCCTAGAAAGTCTATCGGCTTTAGTGCGTTCTAAGCTCGCCGCTGATGCGGCCAGCACGTTGGAACGAATCGATTCCTATTCGTTGGACGGTATTCGTGACGAATCAACACGGGAGCAAATACTTGGGAGCGTAGCCAAACGCTCTGCGCTTGTGTTCGGCTGGTCGGAAGCCGGAGAAGCGACCAGCGTCTCGATTAACCTATTGGGCAGCATGCCGGATCGGTTCGCGGAGGTTGTAGTCCACGGAGACAGCGCCGGCGCTACGGTCTGATAATGCATATTATCAGACTATAGGCGGACATTCTATGTCCTAAGGACAAAAGGATTGTTTTTCCACAGAATGGCACGATTATTGACGTAAGACCTGGCACCCCCTTTGCGGGGGGGCTTCGTTTACGATACCCCCCTCAAAAATTTTCCGTCTTTTTGACCATGTTAAGTAAAATTAAAATTGGTCAAGTTATTTCTCTCAATCAAGCTGAGAGGAAGTTGGCCCACTTCGTAGCCAAGAATCGTTCCGGCAATAATCGTCATTTCAACGTGACGAACTTGAAGATAAGCGCGGATGACCCTGCGACGGTGGATCTGGAGGGCGTATGCGGCGAGATAGCTTTCTGTAAGCTATTTAATGTCTACCCCGACATCGACACGGATCGCGAGCCTCCGCACCCGCTCTACGACGCGATTATCCCGCCCATTCCACCGGGCATTCGCATCGATGTGAAGACGACGAAATACGAGACTGGCAAGCTACTGGTCGATGCGCGAAAGGGTTCCAAGACCGATGGCGTGGATTTCTACGCGCTGATGACGGGTCAATTCCCCGGTCCGTATACGTTCAGGGGATTCATCGCGAAGGAACATATCATCCAGCCGCATAGGATTGGAACGATCATCAAGGGATTCAAAACGTACATGGCGGATCAGAGTGAACTGACTGATAGTATTCCCGAGCAAGACTTATTCTGATTGACTCGCGATACATAAAATGTATCCATCCGGCTTATCGACCCTAAGCAAGGCGAAGGCTTGGTCAGCCATCGCAAAACTGTCTAAGCGGCAATGACGCTCCGCATCGGTCAGCGCGTAGGTCCGGTCCGCCATCGTTTGATGGATGGATAGAATGGCCTACCAAATGCAGATAACGTCGGTTTAATTTTTTTCAATATGGCTTGTCCTAATGTCTTCAACGCCTTCGCCGTAGCGACTGAGTCGCTCGCGCAGGACGTCTATAAACGCGCCTCGTATCGCTCGATGTGGCTCAACATGATTGAGCGCGGAGAGTATCCTCAAGGTACTGGTTTGACCCAGACCTCGTACAACACGACCAGCATCGAGCCGACTTCGGCTGAGGAGTGGTCGGCCATTACCCTTGCGAGCGGTAACCCCGGCGACAACGGCGGCGCTTGCGATGTCACTTACAGCGAGGTTCCGGTTGGTTTTAATTCCGTCACTTGGAGTCCTGAGCGTTTCGCGCTCAAGGGTCCGCTCTTGTGTAAGGATGACCTGACCTATGACCACCGCGTCGAGGCGTTCTTGCGCGTGTACTTGGAGAAGCTCTCGATCCGCGCTCAGCGTTCATGGGAGACTCGCTATCAGAATACGTTCGCGAAGTTCGCGATCAAGGCTGTGGCCGACTCGTCCTTTACTCAGGTCGAGACGATTCCCTCTGGCGTGAATGAGTTCCCTTGGATTCAGACCGGATCGGCCGGTCAGGCGCTCAATCAGTCCACCTCTGAGTTGACTCAGGAGATGCTGGATGTCGCGGCTGCTACGCTGATCCGTAACGGTGCGACGAATCCCGATAGCTCTGGTTTCATCTCGTACAGCAGCGACGGCCCGGTGTTCCCGTTGTACATCGGCTTGGAGGCTTCGCAGCGTATCGCTCAGAACAACCCGGCGTTCCGCGATGACTTGCGCTTCGCTGATCAGGGCAGTGGCGCTGGAGCGGAGTTGCTCAAGCGCATTGGCGCGAACCGGGTGATTAAGAACTATCGCCATGTGCCGAATCTGTTCCCGCCCCGCTTCACCTATGCCGGTGGCAAGTACACGCTGGTTCAGCCCTTCACCAGTGCGAGCGGCACCAAGGGTACTGTGTTCAGCGTCAATTCGAGCTGGACGACCGCTCCGTACGAGGCTGCGTTCATCGTGACTCCGTATGTGTTCAAGAGCCACATCGTGCGGCCCGTCAATCGGGTTGGCGATTTGGCGTGGATGCCGACCAACTACATGGGCGAGTGGCAGTGGGTGACTGGTGCCTATAAGTTCAATACGGACTGCGAAGATCCGTTGGAGAAGAAGGGTCAGCATTATGCTGAGTTCGTTCACGCAAGTGAGCCTATATTCACCAACCAAGGAATGACCATCATCTTCCGTCGTTGCACAGGCAGTTTAACCCAGATCATTTGTAGCTGATTTCCTCAGCAAAACGCAAGAATCCGCAGGTCCGAAAGGGTTTGCGGATTTTTTGTTGCCATCGTTCAGTTTTGTCCTATTTTTACTCCGCATGGACAACGAACCAAAACGTGGCGACGTACGCGAGGATGGGCGTGTTTGCTGGGGTTACACTTGGAAGGACAAGGATGGAAACAAGCGGTATCAGTGGCTAACGCCTGAGCGATTTGCAGAGAAGGTGGCCAACGATAAGGAGCGTCTGGTCAAGTACGCCGCTAAAAACACGGAGGTTATCCGCCTCAAACAGGCCGAGAAGTACGAGAAGGGCAAAGAATACTACAAAGCCAAATCGAATGAAAACCACGCCAAAAACCGAGAGCGTAACAACAAGCGGAACGCTGAGTATCAGCGCAAAAATGCTGAAATCCTAAAACAGAAGCACAACGAGTACCGCGCCAAAAATCGAGAACGAGCGCGTCGTTGGGGGAAGCGATACAGCGATGCAAACCATTCAAAGATAAACGACAAGCTCCGCGAGCGCCGCCGGAACGATCCGATGATGCGGCTCAAGGACGCGATTCGAAACTCAGTTCGTGCGTATCTTGGCAGCAAGAAGACACGACGGTCGGCCACGTTTGAGATTGTCGGCTGCACTCCAGACTTTCTGCGTGGTCATTTGGAAAGGCAGTTCAGGGATGGAATGACGTGGGAAAACTACGGTCCGTACTGGCATGTCGATCATCGCATTCCATTGGCCAGCGGAAATTCACCGGAGGAGATTATGGGTTTGAGCCATTGGACAAACCTGCAACCGCTGACCGCGTTCGAGAACATTTCCAAAGGATCAAAATTGGTGTTGCCCAACGATAACTCTGAGCTAGGTTTGCCTCGGTTGAATCAATAGGTTGAATGTCTTGTAAAGCGCCTTATTGTGAGGCACCCCGTCACTGGCCCGAAAAGTTAGTGGCGGGTTTTTTATTGCCCGTTATCGCTTAGACATTGACATCCCAATGGGTCGCGTAATGCTCCCCGTATGCCGTCATTTACGATTCCAAAAGGCGTAGAAATCCCCGAGAACCTTGCGGAGGGCGAAGCGTTCCAGACTATGGCGACTATCGTTCTTGGTAAGGGCGGTAAGGCGGAGGTCATCGAGATTGATGGCGTGGCCATTCCCGGATACGAGAAGAAATCCAAGGGCAAGAAGCTGGCCGAGCGCGGTGAGGAGGAGGAGATGGAGGTAGAGGAGGGTGCGGCTCCCGGCGGCGGTGGTTTTATCGCCGAGGTGATGCAGCGTGGCGCTGGTCCGATGGCACGATAACCAATTTCCATAGAACGATATGCCAAACATCACATGCGACGAGGCGGCAACGCTCATCAACGAGGCGGCGTCGCTGGGATGTCGCTCACCGTGGGAGGTTGAGTTGGCCAAGTTGGCTCTGGAGAACCGCATTGCGACGTATCTTCAGGGCGGCGGCGCGACACGCGGTGCGTATCGGTCGGTGACGACCAGCGGCAGCGTGGTGAGCGGTGATTACTTCTTGGTCTGCGATGCGACGGCTGGCGCGATTACGCTGACATTGCCCCCGGCGGCGTTGGTTGCTGGTCGTATCTACGTTTTCAAGCGCATCAATGCTGGCGCGAATACAGTGACGGTTGATGCGTACGCGTCCGAGACGATTGACGGAGCGGCCACACATGTGCTGTCCCCGCAATGGAATTCGATTACCATCATTTCGAACGGTACGGCTTGGTTCATCACTTCGCATCCGTTCTAAAATATCATGGCAAACATTTCTTGTGCCGATGCGGCCACACTAATTGCGGAGGCTCAGGGAGCTTCGTGCATGAGTCCGCGTGAACGCATTCTGCTGGAGATTGGCCTACTCTGGGAAGCGGCGACGCTTGGCGGAACGGCGGATATCACGGCGGATAACACGGTGATAAGCGCGGACGTGACGAGCATCACGGCGGACATGACCGAATTTCTGTAGGTCAACGAAACATTCATTTAGTCATATATGTCAAAGCAAACCATCAATATCGGCGCATCGCCGAACGACGGAACGGGGACGCCGCTGCGGACCTCGTTCGATTATACCAACCAGAACTTCACTGAGCTGTACAACGCTCTGGGAGGAGGAGTTGGTCTTCCCGGCGCAACGACTCAGGTCATCTTCAATGATGGCGGAACGAATCTGGCAGGCGATGCCGGTCTGGTTTACAACAAGACAACCGATGCGCTGACCGTTGCCGGACTCGTTACCGCTGGCTCCGCCACCATCACCGGCGCAGCTACGGTGGGGACGACGCTGGGTGTGACTGGTGCAACGAACTTAAGCGGTGCGTTGACGGTAAGCACCGGAGCTAACGCAACACCGCTCACATTGACTTGTTCTAATGCTGCTGGAACCACGTTCAATTTAGCAAATACGGGAGGTGCCGGAACGCACTCTTTCGGCGGCTACAACGCAATTGTCGGAGGCGGGAATGCAACCGACCTGTTGATCAATAGCGCGGGGCAAACCATTATCCGCACTGGTTCAACAAACGTCGCGACTTTCACCACGGCTGGAAATTTGTCTCTGCCCACCGGCAACGTAGTGATGGCTACGTCCGG